GCAAATCTTCTCTAAACAATCGTTTAACTCTTTTACAAGAAAATAAATATATTGTTTTTATCATATTTTAAAATCCGTAAATTTACTATACACTTCTTTTTCATCAACTTCATCTTTTTCTGTTGTATTAATTAATTGTGCTTTCTGTTCTACATCATACAACTTCATTTTTCCCCTATCAATACCCAAGATAAAAGAACGATTCATTGTAGGGTCGTTATATCTGTTTTTTAACTGTTTTACTCGTATCTGATTTAAAGCTTCTAATTGTTCTGATGATATAATTGCGAACATAAAATCTGCTGTTGCTGGCAATCCAAAACTTTCTGATGTATCCTCTAATCCTATATCTGTTGAAACAAAACCTGTTCTTGTAGTTTGTGTTGCACTAAAAATTGGCATATTACATTCAACTGCAAGGCCACGAAGTTCCTCAGCAATTGCCTTAATATAAAAATAAGATGAAATATTACCACCACTAAATCTCGCTGAAGAACAAATATTCAAATAATCAACAAATAAAACATCTGGTTTAAAAGACTTCTTTAATGCAAGTTCATTAATTAATGCTCTGAAATGTCCTGTATGAGCAGAAGCAGTTGGATATTCTTTTATAATTAATTGACCACTAACATTTTTCATCATCTTATTAATTTTACTATCATACATTTTTTTAGGTAAATCATGTATATCATCCATTGACATATTCAATAAATTAGCATCAATTCTTTCAGCAATTCTTTCTTCTGCCATTTCTAATGTTATATACAAAACACTTTTGCCTTGTGAAATAAAAGAGGATGCAAAATGACACATAACTAAAGATTTACCAACACCAACTCCTGCAAGACAAATATTCAAAGTTTTCTTTGGCACACCACCTTTTGTAATTCTGTTAAAGTAATCTAAATCAAATTGTATCTTATCTTCCTTTTTATGATAATAATCAAATCTCTTTTCTGAATCTGCAATATAATCGTGTCCAATTGTTGTATCAAAAGAAACTGCAAGAGCTTCTCTTAAAAGTTCTGGAATAGAATCTGGTGTTTTATCTTTATCTTTACTATCTAATATATGAATGCCTGATAAAATGGCATTATGGACTGCTTTATCTTTACAAAACTTTTCTGTTGTATCTTTTAACCAATCTAAATCAACTTCTGATTTTTTAAAACCATTTATTATATCTCTTATAGTTCCATATTGCTCTTCATTAATATTTCTTTCTTTTTCTAAATCAATTAAAACACTTTCTTTTGTAGGTGGTTTATTATACTTTTCAACAAAATATTTTATTGCAAGAAAAATAGTTCTTTCATTAAAATCAGCAAAGTAATCCTCTTTCAGAAAAGGCAAAACTTTTCTTATATATTCTTCATTGTAAATTAAATTACAAAGAATCGTCAGTTCTAATTTTTCATTATTTGAGGACATCTTTTATTTTACCATCTTTTATTTGTTTTTCTAATATTTCAACTAATATATCACCAATATAATCAACAAAGTCATTTTCTATTTTAACACTTTTTAAATTTTTAGGAACTTGAAGTATATCATAATCAAATTTCATAGGTAAAGTGCCATCTTTATTTTCATCTTTTGCAAAAGCAACTTTGCCATATTTTAATATGACATTTTTCCATTTACCTTTTGTTAGTTTTATTGCTGTGAAATCTTTGCTGGGAGCTTCAACAAAAACATATTTTTTAGAACCCGTAGAGGAATTCTTTTTTGACTTTTTCATTTAACTCGTCCATAACTTTTTTAGTAAAATACTTTTCAGGGTCATTGTTAATTGTTTTGCCATATTGTTTTGTTCCATCAGGCAATTCAACTCTTGTAGATACAGATTTAAATACTCCATACTTAATTGCTAAATCTAAAAGACCATAGTATCTGTCCAAACCTTTATCATAAGTTAATTTAACATCTACTATTACATTTTCTTTAGTCAATCTTGATTTATAATTTTTACAATGAATAATATTTCCAATAACTTCTCTGCCTTCTTTTTCTTTTCTTTTACTTAAATAAATTATAGAGTCGGCCGCATACTTTAAACCTTGACCTCCACCCATTTCTTGGGTAGGAAACATAGAGCCAATAACTGCATAAGTGTGATTTGTTATAATCAAAGGAACTTTTGCTTTTGCAAGTTTCAATGTTAAAACTCTAAATGCAGCCTTAACAACTTGTGCTCTGGTCATATCTCTTGTTTCTTTTCCTTCAGCAGTATCTGCCATCTCTTTTGTGGTAGATAACATACCTAAACTATCTAAAACAAGAAACAAAGGTTGTCTTTTATCTTCATCTTGGTCTAGATAACTATCTAATACTTTTATTACTTGATGTCTAAATTCTTGAACGGTTGTTACAGGCATAATTACTATTCTTTTATCATCAATGCCACGACCTGTAATCATATCTTTTGTTAAAGCACTTTCACTTTCAAAATATATTACACCACCATCTTTATGAGTATCTAAAAAGTTCTTACAAATACCTAATGCAAAATAGGTCTTACCTGTTGCTGTTTCTCCTGCAATTGCTGTTATTTTATTTGATGGAAGACCTCCATCAAATCTACCTGATAATAAAGCATTTAAAGTGTAACTTCCTGTATCAATGTAAGATTGAACATCTCCAACGGTGATACCTTCACTAACTAAACTCGCAAATTCATTTCCAGTATCTTTAATTATATCTTTTAAAAAATCACTCATTACTACTATTATACATTACTTTTTGTATTTGTCAAATAAATTCTTAGCTTTAAAATTAAGTTCAACAGTATCCATAGCCTTTTTTCTGCGAATGTATTTAATAAAATCAAATGGAGATTTACCTAAATCAGCTGATATTCTTAAACTTGGGTCTAGAGGCACCCAATCTCTTGGAGGGTCATCATATCCATTCTCATTCATCATATCCCACATATCCTCATACATTCTGTCTTTGTCAATTTTTTCTGGACCAGAATCAGTCATAAAAAAGTTATTTTGACCTTGAAACTTAAAAAATAATTCTATATTCTGTCTTAATAATTCCTTATTAAATTCAACTTTTCTTTGCCAATCATACATTTCTTTAAGTTCTATATAATCCTTATCAGAAATCATGAGCTCTCTCAACCTTTTTTCTTTTATCTTTTTTTTAAATATATTAAACACTTAAACTAACCATTTTTCTAATGTTTCTATTCTTGAATGTTTAAAATAATCCTTTTCTACTTTACTGAAACACCATATATTTTCTATATATAATTTATTCATAAACTCATCTAATTCTTCTTTTGTTTTAAATTTAGCACGGCCTTGTGGTCTTTGCATAATTCTCATACCAATTTGACCTATAAAATTATCTAATAACTCACCCACTAATTCATCACAACTTCTATATCGTTTACCTTTTACGGTAGGATCCATAATATTAATAAACATATGTCCAGTTTCAGATAAACTCTTAAAGCTATTTATTGAAACAGGCAAGAAGAAATCATCTCTCCAAGATTCATATTCACTAAATTTATGCCAAGATTGGTCTTCCATATTTTCTCCACCTTCATTATATTTTTCAGTAGCAAAATAAGGTGGACTTGTAAAAGCACAATCAATATCTTTAATTTCATCCCAAGGCAAATCTTCAGCACCTTTTCTGTAAATAGTAACTTTTTTAGAAGCATTAATAGTAAAATAATCTTCTTCTTCTTTTATTATTGGAGTTCTATTTCCTAATAATTTTTCATAGTCATAAACTTGATTCATATATTGAGCAAAAGTATTTGGGTTTGGGTCGCAGCCAATATATTCTTTAGCACTTGAAGTATAAAATCCTGCAAGTCTATCACCCCAACCACAACTAGTATCTAAAACTTTTTTAGCATCTGTCATTTCATAAACTGCTTTTGCAACATTAGGTTTAAATTGAGTTGCTATGTAAGTTTGTAATCTAAAAGCACTTATATAAGATTTTTCTGTTAATGTTCCCCCTACATATTTCTCATTTCCATCAACATCTTTTTTTAATCTAACATTATTAATTCCTCTCCAAATTGGTCCTAAACAACTCCATATCTCTTTTGCTGTTCCATGATTCCAAACATCTATTGGAGATTTAAAACTATAACTAGAACAATCTAATCTTAAATGATTATGATAATAATCACTAATACTATTAAATGTTGATGGTGCATTTATAAGTCCTAATCCATATTCACTAAAAGGATATTTGTAATCATCATACTTCTCAAAAATTTCTTTAGTAACTTGTTCTTTTGGTTTCATATATTTCCAAACATCTTGTTTTACTAATGATTGAAAAGATAATATCATATCTTTTTCAGTAATCTTTTTTAAAGGAAATGGTGGTCTAACTCTTGCAATATATTCTGCTAATTCTGTTCTAAATTTATCTCTACCTATATCATTTGTAATTCTATCAAAGGTTTGGTTATCCATAATAGGCAACTTATTTTCATTTAAATATTTTTCAAACATTTTTTAATCCCTAAATTCAACTTTTATTCTAGTTTCTCCAAATTCTTGTTCTATATAATATGCCCATTTAATTCTTTCAATATTAATTATTGACCAACAAAAATATATAAATGCAATAACAACCCAAGTTTTTAAATTAGACTTTGCTAAAACATTAGCAAAATATATTGCTAAACCAATTAATAAAAGATTAACTATTAAAAATTCACCCATTCAAAATAACTCTTAACTTCTTTATCAAGTTTTACAACCCAATAAGCTTTTTTATCAATATCTTTTACATCTACAACTGATATAACTGATAGTTCTGAAATATTACAAAATAATGATATTTTCTTTTTTTGCTCATCAGTTAAATTTTCATCACATCTACACAATAAAACATCTGGTTGTATTCCTAATTTAAGTAATTCTTTAACAGAATGTTGAGTTGGTTTTGTTTTATATTCATTTGCGGCTGACAAATATGGAATAAAAGTTAAATGAATAAACATAACTTGTTTTCTTCCTAATTCATTTCTTAATTGTCTAATTGCTTCTATAAAAGGAAATCCCTCCATATCTCCAACAGTTCCCCCAATTTCACATATGATAAAATCACAATCTTTTTTCATACCATATTCGTTCTCTTCTTTATTCTTTAAAATAAAATCTTTAA